GCAATACCAGCGGGCAGCAAAGCTCCCTCAACGTTTGGCTGGCAGACTAAAGCCACCCCGCCGGATCATTGGCAGAAAAACCCGACTCATAATATGGGCTTATTGCATAGCTTGAGCGGCACTTGTGCGCTGGATATTGATAACCTGGCGCATACAAAAATGATATTTAAAGCGCTGAACATTGATTTGGATAAAATCTTAAACCAGCACCCGCAAATCATCGGCAACCCAGAACGCGGCAAGATTTTGTTTCGCGTCCCTGACGGGCTGGTTTTGAATACGCACAAGATAAATTGGCCCGTCCAAGGCAACCCGAAAAAACGCGAAGTTGTCTTTGAATTGCGGGCTGGGCAGACTCAAGACATATTGCCGCCAAGCATCCATCCAGAAACTCAGCAACCCTACCGCTGGGCGGGCGCATCCTATGAAGATATGGCGGAAATCCCTAGCCAGATCCTGCACCTCTGGCAAGAATGGCCACGCTTTGCCCCTCAGATGCAGGACATTTGCCCCTGGAGGACAGCACCGGCGTTTTCGCCTAAAAGACACAAGCGGCGGTTGGAAGGCGATCAGGGCAGCGTAATTGAGGCTTACAACGAATCGCACCCTATCCAAGGTGAGATTGAAAAAGTTGGTTATGTTCAATTCGGCAACAGGTGGCTTTCTCCAAATAGCACCAGCAAGATCCCGGGCCTTGTTATATTTGATGACGGGCGCGGCTATAGCCATCACGCCAGCGATCCATTCGGTGATTTTAGCTTCGATGCATTTGAAGTCTTTTGCCAATATGAGCACCTGGGCAACGCCAGTGCAGCGGTTAAGGAAGCGGCGGAGATTTTGAAACTGGACAAAATGCGACCGGCCCCTAGTGAAACCGAACGGGCAGAAATGCGCCGTGAAATTGAGCACGGAGGACAAGTCGCTGCGATCTTGATGAATTTCGGCAAGATAAAAGAACCGCAAGAAAAAAATAACAACACACCGCCGCATCTCTTAACCGTTCCTGGTGTGTTGGCTGACATGGTTAAGTTTTCAGACAAAATGGCGATCAAAGCACAGCCTCAATTCGACGTGCAAGCAGCGCTAGCTTTCGGGTCGGTTGTAATGGGACGCCGATGGGTCACTGATCTTGGCAATATGTCGAGCCTCTTTTTCCTCAATATCGCCAAGACAGGCGAAGGCAAGGACAACGCCGCGCATGTTGTTGAGAAGGTTTTACGGGAGTCGGGCTTGGATTTGGTCGGTCCCGCTGGCTATACGTCAGAGGGCGGAGTTATTACATCGCTAAAAAATAGGCCCTGCCATATTGCGCTGATTGATGAATTCGGAATGTATCTTGATGCCTCCCGTGCAAAAGGATCACCGCACTTGCAGGCTGCAAACAGTATGATGATGCAAGCCTTCGGGCGCTTAACTGGGATGCTAACGACACGCGGATATTCTGGCGCGACTTTGACCGATACTCAGCGAAAAGCACAAGACGCCGCTATTCAATGCCCCGCAATATCTGTGCTGGGAATGACAACGCCAGAAACTTTTTATGAAGCAATCAGCGGAAAGGACGTAGCAAGCGGATTGCTCAACAGGTTTTTGATTGTCGAAAGCAAGCGGCCCAGGCAACGCTCCAGGATGAGCAATAGAAACATCTCTCCACCTTCAAATCTTATAAAATGGGCCATAGATTGCGCGTCTGCTTATGACGGAGAAGGGATGATGTCAGAAGGCAACGGATATGAATTCCCGCCAGCTCCTATCATTGTTCCATTTAGCAAAGCAGCGCGGGATTTGTTATGGGATTATGAAGGCGAAATCATAAACCGCCAGAATGAGAAAAGTTATGCGCTAGGCTCTATGCTTGATAGAAACCGAGAAATTGCAATGCGCGTGGCGCTGATCGTGTCTCGCAGTCTTGAACAGGATGAAGTGAGCGAAGACGCGACGCGCTGGGCTGTTGATTATGTCGATTTTTATTCACAGCAAACTTATTTAGCATTCATGCAAAACATGAACGAAGGCGAACACGATAAGCTCAGGAAGCAGACGGCGGAGGCCATTCGCGCCGCTGGATCAACGGGCCTTAAGACCAATGAGCTTTTAAAAGCCGTTCCTATGCTGGGCAATCTCGGCAAGATGCAACGTGAGAATTTGTTCTCAGTTATCGAAGACGATTATCCCATTGATCGGCAGAAACAGCAGCCCAAAAGCGGCATTGGCAGGCCGTCGATTGTTTTTCTTTGGAAAGTATAAAATAACACTTGCATTTTGTGGCGGTATTTTTTACCTTGTTGTTGTTGATAGTAGAAAAAAATGGAGAATACACGATGCAAAACACCGACGCGCTTGCCCGCGATTGGCTTGAAGCCAAACGGGCGGAGGGGAAGGCGAACCGCGCACGCCTTATCATTGAACAGCAGATCGGCGAAGCCCTTGATCACAGATCAGAGGGTAGCCAGACGCACAATCTAGAAAAATACAAAGTGACTTTGACTCAGCCTGTTAGCCGCAAGCTGGACCCGAATGTTTGGGAATCTGTCAAAACCGGATGCCCTTATTTATTGCACCCGGTCAAAGCGGTTTTTAGTGCCGACGCGACCGGCTGTAAATATCTGGCAAATAATGAGCCCGAAATATGGGCAAAAATCGCTCCGGCATTCACGACAAAACCGGGCAAGTTGCAAATCAAAGTGGAGGAACTTTAATGTCTTATGATCTTTCAAAACTGGCAAAACCAGACGGAACCAGGCCGATAATCTGCACTGTCTTCGGTGAAGCTGGAATGGGAAAAACAACTCTAGCGGCAATGTTCCCAAAGCCGGTGTTCATCCGAACAGAGGATGGAACACAAAGCCTCGTCGGGAATGACAATGTTTCATTATTTCCCTTGGCACCTACTAGCGACGATGTGCTTGCTCAGATCGAAAGCCTTGCAACTGGCGAACATGATTTCCAAACGCTAGTGATTGACAGCATAACACAGCTGGCCATGATAATTGAAAGCGAGATTGTTGATGCTGATCCGAAGGCTAAAAGCATAAACCAAGCAGGCGGCGGCTATGGTGCAGGGTATAGCTCGGCGGCTGATAAGCACCGAACCATCCGCGAATGGGCTGGTGCTTTGGCTTATGATCGTGGCATGAACGTGGTTTTCATTGGCCATGCGGATACTGAGACGCTGGATTTGCCAGATTCTGACCCCTTTGCTCGCTATACAATCAGGATGCACAAAAAGAGTCTGCCAAACTATACTGACAACGTAGACTTGGTTGGCTTCATCAGGCTAGAAACATTTATCAGAGGCGATAGCGATAAAAAGCGCGCCGTCTCGACAGGTAAGCGGGAAATCATTTGCTTTCCTCAAGCCGCCAACGTCAGCAAAAACCGATTTAATGTTACGGAGCCATTGCCATTCAGTTTTGACGGCGGTTTCCCTTTCGCAGAATTTGCAGCAGAGAAAAAGGACTAAAGAAAATGGAACTCAACGGATTTAATGCCTATGACGTGGACCCATCCGAAAGCCGTGAGCCTATCCCGGCAGGCTGGTATAAGTGCTTGATTGTCGCAAGTGAAGAGAAACCAACCAAAGCACTGACCGGCTCTTATTTACAACTTGAAATTCAAGTTGTAGAAGGCGAGCACTCTAATCGTAAGGTTTGGGATAGGCTGAACTTAAATAATCCAAACTCTACAGCGGTTGAGATAGCGCAACGGACTTTATCTAGCATCTGCCGGTCTGTTGGTGTAATGACCCCGCGTGTAAGCGGTGACCTTCACGACATACCATTCATGGCTAAGATTGCTTTTAAGCCTGCTGATGGCGCTTACAGTGCATCTAATGAGGTTAAGGAATACGCAGAAGCGGATAACGTCGTTCAAGCGGCACCAGCGGCGGCGGTCGGTTCCTCACCACCTTGGAAACGATAAAGCACTACCCCCGCCGGTTTTTAACTAAGACCGGCGGGATTCTATTCCGGCAAGCACCTAGTGGGTGTTTCCCAAAGTAGAAGGAAGATTAAAAATGCAAATCAAAGGCCACATCCAACCCGCCGAAGTTCAAGCGATCTATGACCATTACAAAGACAAGCGCAAGAATGCCCACCGACCGCATTTAGGAGGAAGCCAGATAGGCAATGAATGCAAACGTGCGTTGTTCTATCAATTCCGCTGGGCATGGTCGCCCGACTTTGATGGTCGAATGTTGCGATTATTTGAAACGGGCGACCGAGAAGAAATACGCGTTGTTGAAAACCTTGAGGCGATTGGCCTTGAGGTTTGGGCTGTAGATCCTGAGACGGGCGATCAGATACGTGCCACGGCGCACGGCGGCCATTTCGCTTTATCGCTAGACGGCGTTGTCCGTGGTTTAAAACAAAGCAGCCAGCCGCATGTCTTTGAATGCAAAACGATGAATACCAAAGGATTTCGTGACCTGAAAACTAAAGGTGTGCAGGCGTCCAAGCCGGTCTATTGGGCGCAGATGCAAGTCGGAATGCACTTGTGCGACTTAGAACGGGCGCTGTTTGTGACTGTTTGCAAAGAAACCGATGATATTTATATGGAGCGAGTGAGGCTAGACAAGGCCGAAGCCACGCGCCTAGTTGCAAAGGCTGGTGAGATTATCTTTGCAGAAGAACCGCCCGCCAAGCTGAACGAAGACCCGTCATATTATCTCTGTAAGTTCTGTTCTTTTCATCCGGTTTGCCACGGCGGCAAGCTCCCGGAGGT